GCGACTTTTTCAGGGACAGCGTGCAGCGTCGAGCCGACGGTACCGAGTCCGCAGGGACTGGCTACTCGCTCAGCACGGCGTCGTACTCGTGCGACGTGTTTGCCCTCCACAAGGACATCGGCGACCAGACCCGAGCGAACTCCGACTCACCCCTCGACCCGGACATGGATGCGACGAGGTTCCTGTCGCAGCAGATGTTGATCCGGCAGGAGCGGCAGTGGGCCACCGATGCGTTCGCAACGGGCATCTGGGGAACCGACGCCACGCCGAGTCCCCTCTGGGATGCGGCCTCGTCCACGCCCATCGCAGATGTCGAACTGGCGAAGAACACGGTGCTTTCGAACACCGGCTACGTCCCAAACACCGTCATCATGTCGTACAAAGTCTTCTCGGCTCTGATCGACAACAGCGACATCGTGGACAGGATCAAATACACCTCGACGGACTCGGTGACCGAGGATCTCCTCGCCCGCCTGTTCGGGGTCGACCGGGTCCTGGTCATGGCGAGCGTCTACAACTCGGCGCAGCAGGGTGCCACGGCGTCCTACGCGCAGATCGGCGACAAAGACGTCCTCGTCTGCTACACGCCTCCGAGTCCCGGCCTCATGGTGCCCAGCGCGGGGTACGCCCTGAACTGGACCGGCATCTCGGCCGGCCTGGGCCAGGCGAGCGCGATCAGCCGCTACCGGCTCGACGAGCGCCGGGCCGACCGGATCGAGATCGAGTCGGCGTTCGACTTCAAGATCGTGTCCAGCGCCCTCGGATACTTCCTGAGCAACTGCACCTCGTAACCGACTGACAACCGATACCCACACCTCGGGCCGGGGGTCAGGCTGATCGGCCTGGCCCCCGGCCTGTGGCGTGTAGGAGGACAACATGGCAAAGACACCACCCCCCTACCCAGGGATCACGGTTGCACTCACTGGCTCCGACCAGGCGGCGCTCACTGGCGACGGCATCTTCTTCGGCGGGTGCTTCTACGAGTCGGCCGCGTCGGACACGGCGACCGCCACCATCTACGACGGCACGGCGGCCAGCGGGACGATCATCGCGTACATCAGCCTCGCCGCCAGCGGGGTGACCAACCTGTCCATCCCCAACGGGGTCCAGGTGCTCAACGGCATCTACGTTGACGTCGCCGGCTCGGGCACCATCGGCGGCAGCGTCTTCTACGCCTCGTAGCCATGACCTGGACCTATGGGGGCGACCCATCCTCCAATGCCAGAGACGCAATACGGTTCCTCGTCGGCGATACAGACACGAATGATCAGCTCATCAACGATGAGGAGATCGCCTGGGTCAACAACCAGGTGACGGGGTCCGACACGGCGACCACGGGCCTCTACGACGCGGCCTACCGCTGCCTCCTCGCCATCGCCTCGAAGTTCTCGAGGCTCGCAGACCAGGCGGTCGGCGACCTCAAGGTGTCTCTGTCGCAGAAGGCGGCGGCGACGCTGGCCCAGGCTGAGGAGCTGCGCCGACTGTCGCTGCGCCAGGGGTCGGTGCCGGTGCCCTACGCCGGCGGGATCACCGTGTCCGACAAGGACATCGACGAGGAGAACAGCAACATCGTCCACCCGGTCTTCTCGCGCGGCCAGTTCGACAACCGCCGGGACGGCACCGAGATCGTTGCCAACTTCGGCGGCGGGGCCGACTGATGGCCGCGCCGAGCGCCACGTTCATGACGGACCTCAAGGTCAACATGACGCCCGATACGGTCGACATCCGCACGACCTCGACGACGAACTCCTACGGGGAGCGCACCTTCACTGGCTCGGCTACCTCCTACGACTGCTACATCATGCGCGTCGAGGAGGCGCAGCGCAGCGTGAACGACGACCTGGCGGTGGTCGACTACATCTGCTACATCCCCGACTCGAGCCTGACCCTGAACGTCGAGGACCAGATCACGCTGCCGGCTCCGATCAGCGACACCCGGCCCATCGTCCGGGTCAACACGAAGCGCGACCCGCTGGGCCAGGTGGCGGTCGTCGCCTACGTCGGCTCGGCGAGCAAGAAGGGGGCATGAATGCCCTCGACCTCGCTGAAACTCTCAGGAATCGAGGAGGTGATGCAGAAACTCGAGGCCTTCGGCGTCGACACATCGCACGCCGCCGGCCGGGCCATCTACTCGACCGCCCAGCACATCGCCAACCAGTCGCAGGCGCTGGTCCCGGTCGACACCGGGGTGCTGCGCGGCACGATGGACGTCACCAGGGCGAAGTCGTTCACGCAGAAGGACATCCGCTCGACGATCTCGTACGGCGGCCCGTCAGCCCCCTACGCCCTCGAGCAGCATGAGAACCTGAAGCTCTGGCACCCGCCGAAGCCGCCGGGCAGGTCGGTGGTAGGCAAGCGCCAGGGCAGCGGGACGAAGGAGCCGGGCGAGCGCGGCGGCCCGAAGTACCTGGAGCACCCGTTCCTCAAGGAGATAAAGAACTGGCCGGCTCGGTTCGCAGAGCGCCTCATCGCCGAGTCGAAGTGGCTGAAGGGCTGACCCGTGGCGACCGTGGCCGACCTCGGTGCGTACCTGGTGGCGAACGTCTCGGCTGAGACGCTGGTCGCCGGCTCGAATCTGTTCTACGGCCGGCTGCCCGAGTCGCCCGACACCTGCGCCGCCATCTTCGAGACGGGGGGCGCTGGGCCTGACGACACCTTCGGAGCCAACACGGTCCCGGTGTTCGCCAACCCGAGGGTCCAGGTGGTCGCCAGGGCTGTCGCCTACACCGACGCCTCGACGCTCGCCGACGACATCTGGACGCAGTTGACGAAGGTGGCGAACGAGTCGCTGTCCGGGTCGGTCTACCAGCGTGTCACGCCGGTCCAGTCGCCGTTCCCCCTCAACCGCGACGACCAGGAGCGAGCGGTGATCGCATGCAACTACCAGATCAGCAGGACGCCGTAGCCGACCCCTGGGCCGAGCACCGGCTCGTCGCCGAGGGCAAGCGCCGAACACGCACGAAGGTGCGCTGCGCGGGCTGCGGCCGGCTGCTGGCTGAGATGGTGACTGCGCCGTGGAGGCTCAAGTGCCCCCGGTGCAAGGCGATGAACGAGTCAGCGCCCCTCGAGCAGGCGAACTAGAGCTCAGTCCGCGTCCTGGTCGTAGGGGTGGCGCAGCGGTCGAACGTGGCTCGGCGGTTCCTCGTCGAAGAAGCCCGGCGGGTAGCGCCGGTCGAGGTCGGCCGACCACCGCTCCAAGCGGGGCCGCATCCAGTATCCGATGGAGATGAGGATGGCCGGGGCGATGAACCCCTCCCATAGCGGGTTCAGCATCCAGAGTAGGGCAATCATGGCGGTTCCTTTCGTTGTGGTCAGTATGGCCGACGGCTCCGACAACCTCGCGGTCATCGGAGCCGTCGGTGTCGCCCTGGGGGCGGGGTTGGGGGGTGGCGGCGTCCTAGCCGTAGAGCCTCACGAAGCCGCAGCGCCGGCGAGACGGCCCGCTCCCCGTGGACGACGAGGACACGCCCAGGTCGTACGAGCGGTAGCCCTCGCGTTCGACCAGCGCCTCGGCGTAGATCGTGACCTCCGGGTTCACCCACTCCGCACCCCGCTTGTTGAGGTCCGCATTGGCGTCGCCCTTGACGAGCGTGAGCCGAAACTCGCCCCAGTCGATGATGATCTCGTCGGGGGTGCCCTCCTCTCCGATGTAGACGCCCTCGTTCGCGTCGATGGTGGCGAGGTGCCGTTCCCGCCCCATCAGAGGCTCCAGCCGGTCTCGTCGTCGACATGGTGGTCGCGCCACCGGAGACCGACCTGCGTGCCGTAGTTGTACTTGTAGCCTGCGGCACCCGCGCCCTGCCGCTCGCCGTACACCCGTTCGCGTGTGAGGCCCAGCCGCTTCGCGTCGTCGCCGTTGAGCGAGTCCGAGTCAAGGCTGATGAGGTGGGGGAGGGCGTAGCCCTCGTCGGCCAGGTCCTCACGGATGAAGACGTAGGAGCCGTAGTGCTCGCCGCTGTCTGTCGCACACAACTCGACCAGGCCGTGCATCAGCGTGCCGTCGGCGAGTTGGATGAGGGCGTTGGCGAGCACCCATTCGGTGTAGCCGTCTGCGTCGAGGTCGGTCACGACGCGACCGCCGCCGCCGATGAAGCGGTTCACTTTCCCCTCCTCGCCGATCACCCTGACGGGCAGCCCTTGAGTCGCCTTGAGGCTGAAGTGGACGGCACCCGATTCGTAGGGGACGTCCCGCAGGCCTCGCGGCTGCTGGCGTGTCTTGCTGGTGGTGGTCATTTCGTTGCTCACTTTCTGTTTGTGGCCTGGACCCATTCGGCCCCGACCTCTACGACCGCTGCGCCTGTGGCGACGATGATGCCGCCGTCGGCGTAGACGGTCCTGACGACACCGGCCACACGGCCGGTGCCCTTGCGCTGCTTCGGCTGGCAGTAGACCGCCTGGCCGAGGCGCAGCGTGCGCTTGCCCTCCCGCTTGAGGGACTCGACCTCGGCCCGTGGGGGTGTCGGGGTCCAGTCCGTTCCGAGGACCGCGTGGACCTCGTCGGTGGGGATTGCGATGTTGCCTTCGTGCGGTTCGACGCCCATCCAGTAGCGCCCGGTGGACGGATCCCACGACCAGCACGGCCACGCCTGGTATGGCGTCAGCGTGGCGAGGGTGGTGGACGGCCCGTCGCCCAGATTGACGACGAGCCGGAGGGCGGGGCGTTCGCCGTCGCGGTGGATCGGCTGGACGCTGACGAGGGTGGGGGCGGTCATCAGTCAGCCCTCCCAGCGGCGAAGCCAGTCTGGACGACTGTGACGTACAGGCTCGCCGCTCCGGCGATGCCCTTGCCGCCGCCAGCGAGGATGACCTTCGCCGGGGCCATCACCTTGCCGACCCGGTAGCCCTTGCATTCGTAGGTCCGCTGGCGTTTGGCGATGCTCACGAACTCGCCCGTGTAGGCGCTGTGGTCCCAGTCCCAGCCGTCGAGGATCGCCCAGCAGGGGCCGTACTTCGCGGTGATGACCTTCGCCGGGACGGGGTTGCCGTCCAGGTCGAACAGCGCCTCAAACTCGGCGACACCGCCTGCTTCCACCAGGTCGGCTTCGGCCCGTTCCTGGCGGGCGGTGATGTCGGTCGCCCATTGACTGACGAACCCGTCGGTGTCGGAACGCTCGAACGGGGTGCTCATCACTTGCCCTCCTCGGCGATGGCCCACGCCTCGGCGGCGGCGAGTGAAGTGAAGGGGCCGACGCCGGGGATTGGCACCCAGTTGCTCGCGGCGTGCACCCACCAGCCGCCGTCAGCGGTATCGAGGTTGATGTCGTAGTCGGTGGTGGTCATCACTTGCCCTCCTTGACGAGGAGGCCGTAGAGGCCGAACGAGAGCACGGTGGCCCAAGCCTGGCGGGACTCGCGGCGGGCGGCTTCGGCGTCGAGCCGGCGGCTCAACAGGAAGCCGGGATCGGTGGTGGTCATGGTGGCGTTGC